GCCCTCTACAAATTCGCCAAAACCATCTTGAAAATCTCGTAAGTATTCCTTACGTACCCAGACTTTTTGTGCTGGTAAATTGACGACTAATTGACTCATGGTTATTCATACCATCTAACGTTGTTATGCCATGATAAAATTGTTTTTCTCCCTTCACCTACATTTTCTGCAGCCCTATGAACAATATAACTTGGGAATGTAAGAATATCACCTTCTTTCACTGAATCAATAGAAATAACTTTTTTTGTAGTTAAGTCCATGAATTCGGTATATGGAGCAGTTTTAGGAAACTCAAGGTAGTAAACAGAAGTGAAGACACAATCATGATGAACGTGCCATCCATGTTTACCACCTCTATAGTATCGTTGATACCATATGTTATCTATATCACATTCGTCATACCCCATGAATTGACTCACTTCATCCATATAGTCAAGAAGGTCTCTTTCAAGGAGTTGACGATAGGGTTGATCGTTTTTACCATAGTCAGTATAGATGTCCATGGTATCGTTTTCGACTAGTCGTCGATCAAACATTGAGATGTCTGTGTCGATCAACCCTAGAACCTTTTCTTTAAACTCTGAGTGACGAGAAAAGGGGTGTATGACATAGGGTGCGTCATACTTAAAGAGTTTCACCGTCCTTGACCTTTATAAGGCTTACGAGCCGAGTTACGGGACGACGCCGCAAATTTTGTGTTCTTGCTATTGCCTTGACGAGTCTTTTTGG